CAGGATGGTACAGGTAGCAGAACCGTTACTTGGAACGCTATATTCAAGTGGTCAGCCGGTGCTGCGCCAGTGTTATCTACGGCGGGGGGTGCGATAGACATTTTATCGTTTATTTACGATGGCACTAGTCTCTACGGGGCATTAGTATCAAGGGGTGCTGCGTAATGATGGCGTTTACGGGTGTTCCGTTATTGGTGCTGGCTCCCAGTACAGGAAACGACTACAACGTACATACGGCTGCGGGTGCGCCGTCTTATGCAGTCCGTTGTGAGGTAACATTTAATTCTAACCGAGATTCCACAGGTACTGGTACTCCGGCTATTAGAACGGGTACTACTTGGCGCGCCGGTAGTGAGATTTTAGTTAAGCAGAACGCTACCTGTTCTGCCACTGTTGGTTCTACTGGTTCTCCCGGTGCGGCGGGTAATACGGGTGCGGCGGGTAATCCGGGTTCTACTGGTTCTGCTGGATCAACGGGTAATCCGGGTAATGCGGGTGCTACGGGTGCTAGGGGTCCGGAGGGCACCGGTGGGGCTGGCGGTGTTGGTGGCGGTTCGCCTTATGGGTCCAATCTCCCCGGTACTCCGGGTTCTGCTGGCGCTAATGGTGGTACTGGCATCACTGGTGACGCCGGTAATGCCGGTAATGCTGGTGGTACGGGGGGTACGGGCGGTACGGGCGGTACGGGCGGTACTGGAAATAACGGTGCTACCGGTGATACGGGCGGTACGGGGGGTAGTGCATTTACTGCTGACACTAATAGCGGTGTCGTAACCATTGTTTATAATTCAGGTACTCTAATAAGCGTAGGCGGTACGGGCGGTCCGGGTGGCGGTGCTGGTCCCGGCGGTAGTGCTGGCCCAGCGGGTCCGGGTGGTACTGGTCCGGGTGGTCCCGGCGGTCCGGGTGGCCCCGGCGGTCCGGGTGGGACTTCCGGTGGTGGTGGCGGCGGTGGTGGTGCTGGTGTGGCAGGCTTTACTCCGCCTGCTTCTCTTTGGAATTACTCCGGTGGCGGTGGTGGTGGCGGTGGTGCCTTAGGCGCTGGTGCCCCCTCCGGTCCGATGCAACCCGGTTGGCCCGGTAATCCCGGTAATGCCGGACAAGTAGGTGGTGGACGGGATGGAACCCCTACCGAACCGCCCAACGGTGGTCCCGGTGGTACTTCCTCAGGTGGTGCTGGTCCGGGCGGCCAAGGCGGGAATAGTAATGACGCCGGTAATCCAACTTGGCCCGCCGGTGGCGCTACCGGTTCGACCGGCGCCAACTCACCTGCAAACCCCACACTAGGATCGTCGGCGGGAACAGGTGGTAACGGAGGGGCTGCCGGTGGCAGTTTGGGTCCAACTGGTTCAGCTGGTTCAACTGGTCCAACTGGTCCATCAGGTCCAGCAGGTCCAGCAGGTCCAGCGGGTAATCCGGGTGTAGCAGGTTCAGCAGGTTCCACAGGTTCCACAGGTCCAGCAGGTCCAGCGGTGGATGGTGACGCAAACATTACATGGCGGGAATTTGGCACACGAACCGGCCAGATAACGTAAGGAGATAGTATGGAAATTAAATATAGAATTATGCAAGTTAATCCGGCAGATCACGGTGTTGTTGTTCGCTTTTATACAGACACAATAAGCGAGGAAGCCTTAGCTATTCGTAATCCTGATACGGGTGAAATCATCTTAGATGATGATGGAAATATAGCGTCTTGCCGAACTGATTACAGCATTACTTTATGGGATGCACCCACCTTAACTGGGGAAGCCTTAGAAGAGGTGATTATGCGTTCCGCCCCGACACAGTGGTTTGAGTTACTGGATAAGGTATCTGATGCAAGCGTGGATACGTCGCTTTCTGGGGTTACACTTAATACTGTAGCCACAAAAACGCATACTCCTGCATCCGCTGAGGATGCGACCATTATAAAACGGAAGGAAATCAGGGCGACGTTCGTCTCTGACGTAGAAGCGATCAAAGAGGGCTACATTGGCCCCGAAGTCGTTTCGTGGGATCAGAAACTCCGTGAGGCGCTTATAGTTACTTCCGGTGGAAGTGAGCCTACCCCTCTGCTGGACAGCATTTCAGCCGCGTATGGGGATGTGCTTACCGTGGAAGCATTGGCAGACAAGATTGTTTTGAAAGCGACTGCGTATGCGACTGCGTATGGCGCGGCAGAGACGAAGATGAAACTGGCGATAGCTGACTTAGAATGATTGTAAATGATCAATTATTTTACATACATATTCCTAGGACTGCCGGAAGATTCTTTAAAGAAATGTTACCAGTTAACATAGAAGTACCTCGTTTTGGGGGATGCTATAAGGGTATAGAGAGTCTCCACTTACACTACCCTCTGTATGATGAATGCTTTGGTGTAAAAGATATGGAGCATTTCACAATAGTTAGAAATCCGTTTGATAGATTTAAATCAGCACTTAAAGGCCCACTTGAAAATACTTCTATGGATTTTGTTTTTAAAAATGGATTTGACGGTGGAATGGAGATGTTATCAACGCTAGATTATGATGTGCTTGGTCACAAAAATAATTGGTTCAGACCTCAACATGAATTTGTGTCTGAAACTACTCACGTATGGAGATTTGAAGATGGATTCGGTGATAATTTTATAAAATGGGTATTAGATAAATTTAATGTGAAACTTAAAGTAGGGAAACCATACCCTAGGAATGGTTACGATTATACTGAGGTACCCGACTCAGTAAATAAATATAAATCATGTGTAGAGGAATACTATAAAAAAGATTCCGAAAGGTTTGATTATTAATACAGGTGAAAAAAATTATGGAGGGGAAGGTAATGATCCCCACTTCAAATGAATCTAACTAATGAATATTATTATTTTACCGAAGCCATAGACAAGAAAACTTGTAATAAAATAATAAAGGCGGGAAAGAAAGACTTTGGCGAAGCAACAGTGGGTCCGAGCGGTAAAGGCATAGTAGACAAACAAATTAGAATCAGTAAAACTGCTTGGTCAAATGACCAATGGATATATGATTTAATCTGGCCCTATATGGAAACAGCAAACGCCCAATCTGGTTGGGAATACGACATTAAAGCTGCTGAATCTGTCCAGATAACTCGGTATGAAAAAGGTGGGTTTTACAACTTTCACAAGGACGGCAAGAGTGACAACCTAGGTGCATACAATGAGCCAGAAAACAAATTTAGACACGGAAATGTTAGAAAGCTGAGTATGGCCATCATATTAAATGATGACTATGAAGGAGGCGGCTTTGAGTTTGCTACATTAGAGAAAGAAGTATCTACAACATACACCCCAGATTTTAATAAATTAGGTTCTATTATAGTGTTTCCTTCTTTCCTGACGCATAGAGTTGAGCCAGTAACCAAGGGCACCCGGTATTCGCTTGTTTCGTGGTTTTTAGGGCCACCGTTTAAATGAAGTGGGACTGCAAAGATTTTATTGGTATTTTTCCAGAGGTTTACCCAAGCGGGTTTTGTGACCACTTAATAAAGGAATTTAACAGCAACCAAAGTCTTGGCGCTGGCAGTGATCGTCTAGCTATAGGTAAAGACAAGCACAAGGCAGATGATTTTCATATTTTTGCTAACGCACTGATTATGGATTTTCATCAGTTCCAAGAAAAAGAGACTACGGAGGTGTTTTTTCAGGGTTTGCAGCAGTGTTTTGAAACTTATACAAATGAATTTTCTGTAATGAAAGATACTTATCTAGGCTGTAAGAACATTAAAATGCAGAAGACCAGCAAAGGTGGTGGTTATCACATATGGCATTCCGAGCAAGGTAGCGGGGTCCAACAAAGCACGCGGGGATTGGTTTATATGCTCTATTTAAACACTCTACCGCAAGAAGCAAACGGTGAGACGGAGTTTTTATACCAACAACGAAGGATAAACCCTGTTGGAAACACAATGGTGTTGTGGCCCGCCGCATTTACCCATGCTCATCGGGGAAATCCCGTTTATGGGGACAACACAAAATACATCGTAACTGGGTGGTTCCACTACCAATGAAAACTGATAGCCGCAATAGGGAGCAGTACTGTGACTGAAGAAGAAATGGCTCTGATGATCGAGAAGGCAGCGGAAGCGGGTGCTAAAAAAGCGCTGCGTGATGTGGGGCTATCTGATGAGGATGCTAATGTTGATGTAAAGGAATTAAGGAATTTGCTTGATACATGGCGGATTACCAAGCGAACTGCTGTTAAAACTATCGTTCAGGCTGTCACTTACTTGTTTCTGGGGGCATTGATTACAGGGGCTTACTTAAACTTCAACGGTAAACCATAAAAATGAAACTTGACCCGGTTTTGCTAGACACTGCCTGTCGTTATTCCAATAAGTCTTATAACGACCATATTCCCGATTCAATCAAAATTGAATCCAGACTCACTTCCACCACCGCTTATATTATGAAGCGGAATACTATAGACATCATTTGTTTTCGTGGGAGTCGAGGTTTGCACGATTGGCTGTTCAATCTAAGTGCAGTGCCTGTGCCTTATGCGGGCAGACTCTGCCACGGCGGTTTTGTAGCTGCCCATCTCTCAGTCTGGGGCAAGATAAAGAAACACCTTCACCCCAAGAAACGCACCTTGCTGTGCGGGCATAGTCTTGGTGGTGCTTTAGCAGAGCTAAGTGCAGCAAAGCTGACCGGGAAACACCCCAATCTCAATCTTGTGACATTGGGCAAGCCTAACGTCTTTTTCAAAGGCTTCAAGCGCCCTATGGAACTGGATAAGCAGATATCCTGCGTGTATGGCTCGGATTTTATTACGACCATCCCAAGATTTTTTTACGGGCCAAGTAAAAGCCAGACGATGCTCTACTTTGCTAACGACGGGGCAGACATGATTGATCCTCCGAAAGCGTTTCGTAAGAAGGACCGCACCCTTAGAAGTCTCGTATCTGACCATTTGATGGGTGGCTATACGGAGCGTTTGGAAGCGTTTTTGGATAACCAAACTACGGTTAAGAAGGTAACGTCGGAAGAACTCCAAGAACTTAATAAATTAATGGACGAGGTGGAAAATGCTTAGACTAATCTCTTTACTATTTTTTCTGGCTGGGTGTACACAAATTGAAGCTCTTGCGGTGAGCGAGGGTGACAATGCTTTTGCCTGTTTGAGAGGAGAATCCTCTGCCACGGCAGGGGTCTTTGGTGGCAATCTAAGCGGTATCACTGTGGAAGTACCGGCAACGGCAGATACAAGTGAGTGGACGGCTCAGGATTGGGCCACCTTGGCAGAAATTTGTGACTGAAAATGCGGTGGTTTTTAGTTTTGTTCGTGGGTATCTTGGCGGGTTTGTATCCGATATCCCTGCATTCTTCTTTCGTTGAGATAATAATGGAAGAAAACAGTATGGACAAATTGATTGACACACTTAAACGGCATGAAGGGGTTAAGCACTTTGCTTACCGGGATAGCCTCGGTATCCTCACTATAGGCTGCGGGAGAAATATATCGAATAGCCCAATTAACAAGGGTATCGGGGTTAGTGATGATGAAATCGACTATATGCTCCAGAATGACATTGAGCGTACAATTAAGGAGTTAAGCCGGGAGTATCCGTGGTTCAATGATATGGAGGAAGGTGCTAGGCGTGATGCAATCATCAATATGCACTTTAATCTGGGCAGGGCGCGTTTTGCCGGTTTTAAAAAGGCGATTGGTCACATGGAGATGGGCGATCACGACCAAGCTGCTCTTGAGTTTCTTGATTCTCGGTGGGCAAAACAAGTAAAAGGCCGAGCGATAGAAGTAACTGACATGATTAAGACCGGCACATACATAGGATAAAGATGCCTGTTAAAAAATTACAATTTAAACCCGGAGTAAACCGGGAAACTACCCGTTATGCGGCTGAAGGACAGTGGTATGAAACTGAGAAAGTGCGGTTCAGACGGGGGTTTCCTCAAAAAATAGGGGGCTGGGAACAGCTTTCTTCTGCTACATTCGAGGGTATAACCCGTTCTCTTCATAACTGGGCAACATTAGGACTACAAAATCTTGTTTCTGTAGGTACGCACCTCAAATACTATTTGGAAAAAGGGGGGGCTTATTATGATATTACCCCTATTAGAGAAATTACAGCAGCGGGTGACGTTACTTTTGCCGCTGTTAATGGAGATGCCACTATAACTGTAACTGATGCGTCTAATGGGTCTATCCAGAATGACTTTGTGACTTTTTCGGGTGCGGCTTCTCTGGGGGGCAATATTATTGCGGCGGTACTTAATCAGGAATACCAGATAGCCGTCCGTATAGATGGCAACTCCTACACGATAGAAGCTAAAGACACTTCCGGTGCTACGGTATTAGCTAATAGTTCTGACACAGGTAATGGCGGAGGAAGTACGGTAGGTACTTATCAGATAAATACTGGTAATGAAATACAAGTACCTTTTACTGGGTGGGGCGCTGGTACATGGGGGTTGGGTACATGGGGTACTGGAGGTACTACATTGGCAGGGATGCGGTTGTGGAGTCAGTCTAATTTTGGTGAAGAT